AAATTTCATTAGATCAACCAACATTTACTGATTTAGAACCAAGAGCAGCAGGAACTAGTAATGATGGTTATGTTTGGAAGTATCTTTATACTATCAAACCAAATGAAATTATAAAATTTGAGACTTCTGATTTTATTCCAGTACCTCAAGATTGGGAAAATTCAACTGATAATGCACCAGTAAGAGAGAATGCTATAGAGGGTTCTATTAAAATAGTTACTATTACTAATGCAGGTGTTAATGTTGGTGCAATATCAACTGCATATACAAGAGTTCCTATTAATGGTGATGGTAATGGAGCAGAGGCAACAGTAGTAGTTAATAATGATTTAAAAATAGATTCTGTAACTATTTCTAGTCAAGGTTCTGGATACACTTATGGAACTTTAGATTTAGCAGCAGGTGGAGTTCCTGTTGCAGGTACTGAACCTGAATTTAATGTTATTATACCACCTAGTGGTGGGCATGGTTATGACATATACAGAGAACTTGGTGCTTATAATGTGTTAATGTATTCTCGATTAGAGAATGATACTGAGAATCCAGATTTTATAACAGGTAACCAATTTTCTAGAATTGGGGTTGTAGAAAATCCACTTGCACCAAATAGCATAATTCCACTTACTTTAGATAAGGCAAGTGCAGTAAATGCTATTAGATTAACTGGTATTGGATATAGTTCTGCTACTTTTGATCCAGATACTCAATTTACACAGACAATCGGTATTGGTCTTACTGCTGCTGGTAGGGTTATTAATTATGATCAGACAACAGGTGTTCTAAAGTATTGGCAAGATAGAGTTGGATTTAATACTGTTGGTGCTGCTTTAACAAATGCACCATATGGATATGAGTTAATTAATTTTACTAGCTCTCCTTCTACTGGAGGTGATTTAGTTATTACACCAACAACAGGGTCTAATTTACAGATTTATGCAGGTTTTAGTGGTTTTAGCACTACTATAAATAATAAGACATATAATCTTGGTCAAGATTTTACTGATGGTATCTCTTCACCCGAAGTTAAAAGATACTCAGGAAATATAATTTACGTTGATAACAGACCATCGGTTAACAGATCTGTAAACCAAAAAGAGGATATTAAAGTCATCTTGCAATTCTAAAAGGGATTATAAAGTATTATGCCACAGCAAACTAATCTAAATGTAGCACCATATTTTGATGACTTTGACGCATCTAGTGATTACCATAAGGTTTTATTTAAACCTGGTTATCCAGTACAGGCGAGAGAGTTAACAACGCTACAATCTATACTTCAGAATCAAATTGAGAAATTTGGTAATCATTTCTTTAAAGAAGGTCAAAGGGTAATACCTGGAAATGTTTCTTATAATCAATTTTATTATGCAGTAAAATTAAATAATAACTTCCAAGGAATACCTGTTGCTGCATTTGCTGAACAGTTAGTTGGAAAAACTATATCTGGTATTATATCTGGGGTTTCTGCTGTTGTAGATAAAGTATTACTTCCTTCAGAGTCTGAAGAAAATACTCTTACTTTATATGTAAATTATATTGGTAGTAATACAACTAATAATTCTACTCAACAATTTAATGATGGTGAGGAATTAACATGTGCTAGTACACTTACATCAGGATTACTTGGAAATACTACAATAACTGGAGGTACTCCATTTGGATTAACTCTTTCCAGTAATAATGCAGCAACTGGATCTGCATTTATGATAAATGAAGGTGTTTATTTTATTCGTGGACAATTTGTTGCTGTAGATACAGAAACTCTAGTTCTAGATCAATATAATAATACTCCTAATTATAGGGTTGGTTTAAATATTGTAGAAGAAATTATAAATTCAGACTTAGATGAATCTTTAAATGATAATTCTCAAGGATTTAATAATTATGGTGCTCCTGGTGCAGATAGATTAAAAGTAACTGCTAGTTTATTTAAAAAATCATTAGATGATTTTGATGATAATAGTTTTATAGAATTGGGTACTGTAAAAGATGGAGTATTACGATCTAATAAAAAAACTGGTAGTCTTGATGCTACTCCATTTGATGATGAAATAGCAACTAAGTTGTATGATACTGACGGGGATTTTACCGTTAAGGAATTTGATAGTGTTATTAGCGAGTCTTTAGATGATGGATTAGGTAATAAGGGTCTATTTAAAGAAGGAGAATATACTTATGGTGGGCAAGTTGCCTCTAGTGATAATATGGTTTATAAGATGTCTCCAGGTAAAGCATATGTTCGTGGTTATGATGTTGAGATTCCAGAAGCTGTATTCCTAGATGCTCCTAAATCACGTACAGTAAAGGAAATAAAGGATGAAGCAATCAGTTATAATACAGGAACAACTCTTCGTTTGAATGGTACGATGGGTTCTCCTGTTATTGGTATAGGAGGAACTTATACTGTTAGTTTAAGAGACAAGAGGATGCATGTCACATCTTCTGATGCACAAGAAAATTACGGTAAAGAAATTGGTGTTGCTAGAGTTTATGATTATAAATTAGAAAGAGGAACTGCAGATTATGATTTTGCTGGAAGAAGTATTCCTACTAACCAATTTAATTTAAGTCTTTATGATGTACAAACAGTAACTGAGATTTTTCTAAACCAACCTGTTACTTTAGATACTCCAACTTACGTTAAAGGAAAGCAAAGTGGTGCAACTGCATTTTTAAAAGAATCTACTACTGATAAAAATTTAATAGTTTATGAACAAGAAGGAGAATTTATTCCAAGTGAATCTTTAATTTTTAATGGTGTTGAGGATGGAAGAATTGCTGTAGCAATTACAGAGTATGGGATATCTGATGTAAGGGCTGTTTATAGTCAAGGTTATACTGGATTCTCTACATTTAGTGGTGATGTAGTACAAAAAGATGTAAAAAATCTTGGTATTGCTAGTATCACTCCTGCACATTATTGGGATACCTATCCATCTGTAACGATAGGTAATCAAAAAGTTCATACTGGAATTTCTACAGTATCTCTTAGTTTTGACAATCCAGTTGACGAATTATTTAAAAAAGGAGATTTAGTTCGATTTACTAATCCATTAGACACTAGAGAAAAAGTTATTGGTGTTGTTAGTACTACAAATTATAGAGGTCCAAATAGACCTACACAGCAACAAAATGATATGACAATCACTAATGTAGCTGTTAGTGTAGGTATTGCTCAATCATTACCAGAAGCAAATATAACTGCAACTGATTTTACTAAAATTAGTACAGGATTGCAAGAATCTGACGATAATAGTCTTTATACTCCTCTTCCAAAAACAAACGTATCAGACGTTGATCTTTCTGATGCTTTTATTACTGTACGTAGAAAGTTTGATGTAAATATTGATAATGGTGAATTTAATTCTTCTACAATACCTACTGCTGGTGAGAATGAATTTTTCTTACCATTTGATGAGGAAAGATATAGTTTATTTACTACTACTGGAAAACCAATGATATTGGATTCCAATAAAGTTACAGTTTTTACAGATGCTAATGGTAGAAGTGCATTAAAAATGCAAGGTTTTGATCCAACTTATATTTCTGGAGATTGTGAAGTAATTACTACTATACAGAAAAAGAAACCAAAAGCAAAATTAAAAGTTAGAAATGCAGTTCAGAGTCTTATAATTGATAAATCAAGTAATCCACAATCTGGTGTAGGTGCTTCTACAGCAAATGATGGATTAGTTTATGGTAATTATCCTTATGGTACTAGGGTTCAGGATGATATAATATCTCTTAACCACCCAGATATTATTGAGTTGTATGGAATATATGAATCACAAGACACAGAAGATCCTTCTGCTCCTAGATTAGTATTAACCAATATAGCAAGTCCTTCAACTACAACATCTGATTTCTTAGTTGGTGATATTATAAAGGGTGAATCAAGTGAAGCAATTGCTATAATTGCCGAAATAATTGATGCAGAAACAATCACATTCCTTTATAAGAATGATGAATTATTTAAAGAGGGTGAGAGAATAAGAACAAGAGAAACACTTTTATATTCTACTATTCAGACAGTATCAAATCCTAGTTATAATATCTCTGAAAACTTTACTTATGATGATGGACAACAATCTAGTTTTTATGATTATGGATTCATAACACGTAATAAGGGTGATGAAGCACCTTCTAAGAAAATTAAAGCATATTTCTGTACTGCATCATATAATCCAACAGATACTGGTGATATTACAACAGTTGAGTCTTATAAGAACTTTGATTTTTCTAAGGAAATTAGAGATATTGATGGGCATAGAAATACAGATATTATCGATATCAGACCAAGAGTTGATAATTATACAGTAAATGATGGTGCTGATAGATCACCACTTGAGTTTCATGGTAGAACATTTGATCAAGCAGGGAATTCTGCTACAAATATACTTGCATCTGATGAGAGTATAGTAACAACTTTCTCTTACTATCTTGGAAGAATTGATAGAATTTTCTTAAACAAAGATGGAACATTCCAAATAAATTATGGACAACCTTCTGATAATCCAGAATTTCCTAATCCAGTTGATGATGCATTGGAGGTATGTCAAGCAACTCTTCCACCATATGTTTATGATGTATCCGAAGTTTCTATTAATTTCTTAAGTCATAAAGGATATAAGAATATTGATATTAAGAAATTAGAAGATAGAATTCAGAATTTAGAATACTATACAGCACTTTCATTATTGGAAACTAATACCAATAATATGTTTGTTGCTGATAGAGATGGGTCTAATAGGTATAAAGCTGGTTTCTTTGTTGACAATTTTACAGCATTTACTACTCAAGAAGAACAGGTTCCTATTAAGAATAGTATTGACCAGCAAACAAAGCAATTAAGACCAAAACATTATACTACTTCAGTTGATCTTATATTTGGACCAGTTGTTGATACTGATCCCACACAAGATCTTGATTTTGCTGATATTGAGGGAGTAAATGTTAAAAAAGGAGGAGATGCGATTACTTTAGATTATTCTGAAGTAGAATGGCTTAAGCAATCATTTGGAACAAGAACTGAAAGTGTTACTCCTTTCATGATTCCTTTCTGGCAAGGTAGTATTGAGTTAACTCCTACAGGTGATACTTGGGTTGATACTGTAAGGATTGGTGCAAAGATTATTAATCGAGAAGGTAATTTTGCCGAAACTATGGCAACTGCATCTAGGTTGTTTAATGTAAATCCACAATCTGGATTTGCACCTACTGTTTGGAATTCGTGGGCAACTACCTGGACTGGTATGACTGCCAATACCTGGAACAGAACTAGTAGTAGAGTAGTTTCTAGACAAGGTGGATTGAGACAAGGAAGAAGAGAATTTGAGAGAACAACAACAAGAGTTACAAGACAAACTTTAAGACAGGATATTCAGGTAAGAAGACAGACTAGAAGTGGTGTAAGAACCCTTGTTGTCGAAGATATTCAGAATACATCACAGGGTACTAGAATCGTAAGTAGAGATCTTTCACCATCAATAAGGTCTAGGAATGTTACTTTTGATGGACAAAGATTTAAGCCAAATAAGAGACTATATGCTTTCTTTGATGGTAAGGATGTTACCAAGTACTGTGTACCTAAACTACTAGAAATTAATATGACATCTGGTGTATTCCAGGTTGGAGAAACAGTTATTGGAGAATCATCTAGATCGGGACAACAAGCTAGTTGGCCTAATCAAAATATACCATCAATTGCCTTTAGAGTTGCTGCAGCAAATCATAAAAAGGGTGTATACACAAGTCCTACAAGTACATATCAGGAAAATCCTTATACTAATACAGTTTTAGCATCATCCTATTCTGGATCATCAACTATTCTGAATATTGATCTATATTCCTTATCAAATCAACCCCAAGGTCAGTTTTCTGGATGGGTTGAGGATGGTATGATTCTACGTGGACAAAGTAGTGGGGCACAAGCTACTGTTACTAATGTAAGATTGATTCCTGGTCTTATGGGAATAATGCAAGGATCATTCTTTATTCCTAATCCAAATAATACAAATCATCCAAGATTTGAGACAGGAACTAAAGTGTTCACTCTAATTGATAATAAAAATAATATAGTTAAAGGTGCAGATACAAGAGGAGAAGAAGAATATGTTGCTAGAGGATTTGTAAATACCATACAAGAAACTATCCTTTCTGTTAGAAATGCAAGGATAGAGCATAGAGCTACCAATGATAACAGAACAACCCGTACTATGGTTGGATCTGCTCAGGTAGTTAATACATCATCTAGCACTAGAACATCTGAACGTACAATTAGATGGCACGATCCTCTTGCTCAATCTATTTTAGTTGATGATGAGAGTGGAATTTACTTAACTAGATGTGATGTCTTCTTTAAATCAAAAGATGACATGCATATCCCTGTTACTATGCAAATTAGATCAACGGAAAAAGGATATCCATTACAAAAAATTATTCCTTTCTCAGAGGTATCTTTACAACCTGATGAAGTTGTTTTATCTAGTGATGGTTCTGTTGCAACTTCATTCCAGTTTAAAGCACCAGTCTATCTTGAGGGTGGGAAAGAATATGCAGTAGCTTTATTATCCAATTCTACAAAATATAGTGTATTTATTTCTAGGGTTGGTGAAGAAGATTTAATTACAAGATCATATGTTTCACAGCAACCATACTTAGGATCATTGTTTAAATCACAAAACGCTTCTACATGGGAACCAAGTCAGTGGGAAGATCTTAA